TCAGAATCAATGTCACAGCCGAAACCCAGGCTGCCGAGCGGAAGCTTCAGGCAGTAGACAAGGCAGCGAACGAAGCAACTAGAAAACGAACACTAAATATCGATGTCGCGCAGATTGGGCGTGACTTTGGCAACATTGAAAAGAGCATTAAAGAAGCCGGCAATACAATCCAGACCTTCTATCGTGTCAGCAAGAATGTCCCCGGCATTGGCGACAAGGTTCAGCAATATGAAAACTTAGCCAAGAACGTAGCCGAAACCGCAAAGAACGCCCCAGCTTCAGCAGCAGCGCTTCGCGAGAACGCGAAAGCCGGCTCCATCCTTGCCAATTCCCTTGAGCTCGCAGGCTCGAAGGCCTCGGGCTTAGTCACGAATCTGGCCAAGATCGGGTTTGCAACCTTCGCCGTCAAGCAGGCAGTCGGAGTGCTGCAGGCAGCCTTTGGAGGCTTCTTCAACGAAACCATTGGTCGCGAGATCAAGCTCAGAGAGACCATCCTCAAGACCCAGACAACACTTGCCTCCACAAACAAAGTCTTCCGTGATGGTAAAGAGATCACGGATCCGTACCAGAAGATCGTCGCCCTATCTGGTGAGGTTAGCAAGCGTATTGACTCCATCCGAGAACGCTCAATTGCGTTAGCCGGCGTCACCTCAGGGGAGGTCATCGAAGTCTTTGGCATTGTTGCCTCCCAAGTCGGTCAAATCGGCGGTGGCCTGAAGGAAGCCGAAGACCTGGCGATTAACTTCGCCGCCGCGCTCGGGACCTTTGGGATCCCCCTCTACCAGGCGCGCCAGGAGATCGGTTCAATTCTGCGAGCGGACATCACAACCGATTCCTACCTCGCAAAAGCTCTTGGGATCACCAATGAGGATGTCGCGCGCGCAAAAACCCAAGCAGGCGGAGTTGTCAAGTTCCTCGAGGACCGTCTATCCGCAGCCGTCGCCGGACAACGGATTGCAGCGCAAGGCTTTTCCGGTGTCGTGTCCAACCTCAAGGACATCACCGAGCTTGTTGGACAGGCCTTCGGTCGTGGTCTGCTTGATCCACTACTGACAGGACTGACGCAGATCTTCGAAACCCTTTTCCGAATTCGAAGCACACTCTTTGAAATAGCCGAGGGCGCCGGCCGTACCATCGGTCGCGTCAGTTCCAGCGTGATCGGCCTGACGGCAGGCCGGACCGGGGCAGGCCAGGGCATCGATACCGCGAAGCTCGCAAATGACGCCAAGGATGTCGCGCAGAAGGCATTCAACGCAATCGAAGGCATCGCCCAGCGCACTGTTGGTGCAATTGCGTTGGCCTTCAGTGCGCTCAAGCCCTCAGTCCTTGTGATCGCAGATGCGTTCCGCGTCCTCACAAAAGCCTTTCTCGAAATCAAAGCAGGCACGTTCGAGGCCCTGGCCTCTGCCTTAGCCAACTTGGTGGTAGTCCTCGAGCCCGCTGTAACGGTCTTCGCTGGCCTGTTCAATGTCTACGCAAGGTTCCTTGACCTGCCGGGAGTCCAGTACGTCGCTGAACTAGCTGCTGTACTCGGGTTACTTAAGCGTGCTGGTCTGGACGCCGCTACCAACATCGCGCTCCTAGGACGCTTCATCGTCAGCTCAGTGGTACCAGCCATCGGGGCCTTAGGGACCTTCATGGCCACCCTGGTTGCAGGCATCGGCGCCGCGATCATCGCTGTCGGCCAGCTGACGTTGGCCCTCGCGGGTCTGGCGACAGCTTTGATATCACCCTTCAACGTCATCCCAGCTGTAGCAGCAGCCCTCAAGGATCTAGCCGGCAACCTCACCAGCGTGGCGACGAACACCACCAAAGCTGGTGACACGGTCAAAGATTCTGCGTCCTCCTTCCAATTACTGGGCTCGTCCGCAAAGGCAGCTGGCCTCTCGATTGTTACGTCTCTGGGCTGGGTCTTCCTCATCCAAGTCGGCATTGCCGCGATTGTCGATGCCTTCGGGAAGTACCAACGAGCACAGGAAGAAGCGGCTCGCACCGGCAAGGCCATGCAGGCCCTGCAGGAGCTGTCGACGACCTATAAAGACGTCGCTGACAACGCAGATAGTGCCACAAAAGCCGCAGTCGCCTTCAGGAAAGGTCTGGTCGACACAGAATACAACCGGACCATTGAGCGCCTTGAAGAGATCGCATCCAAGCTGAATGATCTCGAGTACGAGGCGCGCGCGGGCATTCAGACATGGGGTGAGTTCGCTCGCTTGCTCGGCGATTTCGCTAACGGGGACATTGATCCGTTTGGTGGCAGTAAAGAGACGGCGCGCTTGCTTGCTGAGGAAGTAAAGCTCCGTGAAGCCAAGCGCAAGATAGAGGCTGAAAGAGATAAGGCCAGCCTAGAAGACAATATCAAGCTGCAAGCCGACAAGCGCGTCAACTTAGAAAAAGAGATTGGAGAACTACGGAAGCAGCAAGAAGATCAACTCTTCCAGTTACGGCAACAACTGGCACAGAAAGAAGTCGACATCTTCCGCGCTGCCGGGGAGCTACGCCTCTTCCAAATGGAGCAGGCCAACAAAAAGCTCATCGAAGGCGAAGAAGGTGCCTCATCCGCTGCACTGGAGGCGCTCAACAACTACCTTTCTACCCGTGAGCGCGGGGAACTAGACATTGAAGCCTCTAAAAAGCAGCTGAATATCGAGGCTGCGAATCTCGAGCGCCAGATCTCCGACTATCGTCTCGAGAACGAGAAGAAAATCGCAGAGATCCGCAAACGCGCAGGTGACTACGAGACAAAGGTCGCAGATTACCGTCGGCAAGCAGCTGCAACAACCGGGGCTGCTCCTGGTGTCAGTGCTGGGTTCCTCGTAGGCAGTACGGGACGTAGCAGCGGGCCACACCTTGATCTGCGTAGCCCAACAAATGATCGCAAAGCCGTTGTAAATGAAGCTGTAGCCATCATCCGAGCCTGGCAACAACAGCAACTGCCGTACATTCAGCTGTCTAATGCCAAGATTGACGTCAAGAACATGACGGATGAGGGCCAGCTTCGAGCTGCCCTTCTCAAGGAACAAGATATTCATGGCCGCCGATCTGGTGGTGGAGCCATCGACATTGCGGTACCAGAAGGAACGCTTGTTCCAACACCTGCAGGTACTCCAAGCTGGGGTGGTGCCGGGGGTTGGCAGGCGACATCCCTTCAAACCGGCAACCTTTTCTTACACGGACTCGGTTCTTCTACAGCCAGCCCACGTTCTCAAGGTGCGGTAGCTACTCCGGTAGCACCAAAAGCGCCCAGCTTTGCTGATATCGGCGCCCCCGCTATCGAAAAGTATGCCACTGCTGTCCGCAGCCTTGGCAGTTCCATGGAGCGCCTGCGTACGCTTCAAGCCGCCCTTACCGAAGCCAAGACTGCTGCAGCATTTGAGGAGATTGCTAAGGCTGCATTTCCCAAGGTCCAGATAGAAGAGTACGACAATCAACTTAAAGAAGCACAACTGAGCCTGGAGGCCTTGGCTGCCGCTTCAGCGGAGGCATACAACCCTGAGCAACTGAAGATCATTGTCGATGAGAAGACGAAGATCGCAATCCAAGAGCGAGAGATCCTACAGATCTACACCAAGGCTGCTGAGCAGCAGCGTGCTGGTCGGATCACCGAGGCCGAGAGAAACAAGCTCAAAGAGCAGCTTCTTGCAAGCCAAAACCAGTACGTCACAAAGCTTGCACAGGAGAAAGAGCTGCGTCTGAAGGTTCTCCAGATCACAGCCCAGCAGGCGGCTTACGAAGCCTCCCTCAACCGGACGCGCTCGTTGCAAACATCCACCCAAGATATTCAGACCCGAGCACGGCTTGAGTTGGAGGGGGTTCGCCAAGAGCTGATCGACGCCGAACTCAAGAAGGCTGAGCTTCAGCGCACCCTGAACGAAGCACTGAAAAAAGCGGGTGACAATCCGAGTAAGCAGACAGCGCTCCGTAGTCAGTTTGCTACTGAGGCCGCTGCCATCGATGCCCAAGCACGTGCGCAAATTGCAGCGAATGACCCCGTAGTGCAACTCATCGGACGCTGGAAGAGTGAACTTGCAGATACACGTGGCGAAATCGCTAGCCTCGCGCAGACCATCCAATCCGAGCTCGGGTCGACGCTTAGTACCGCCATCAGCGGTGTCATCTCGGGTACTGCAACCATTGGCGAAGCCTTTGGTCAGATGTTTGCCAACATCGGCAAGGCTTTTCTTGATATGGCAACTCAGATGATTGCCAAGGCATTGATCATGAAGGTACTGGGTATCTTTATGGGAGGTGGCAGTAGCTCCGGTGCCCAATCGGTTGCGAACCTGAACGCAGGCGCCGCAGAGTACGGAACCGGAGCCTCGTTCACTATGAGTGACTTCGGTGGGTTCCGCGCAGCCGGCGGTCCCGTCTCCGCCCGCACCCCCTACATCGTTGGCGAACGTGGCCCCGAGCTCTTCGTCCCCGGATCTAGCGGTTCTATCGTCCCCAATCATGCGATGGGTAGCGACAAAACCGTCGTTAATGGTGGCATCAATATCACCGTACAAAATACCGGCGAAAGCCTCGGTGCGGAAGCCCAGAAACAAATCGCTCGTCAAGTCCAAGGTATTGTGATGGGGACGCTGATGAATGAACGGCGTAGCGGAGGGATGCTGCGATGAACGCACTTGGTTTCCTCGACATTGACGACCTGCGCCTAACCTTCGACGCCACCGTCAAACGCAATACCCGCAGTCAGCGGGTGCAGTTTGGGGATGGTTACAGCCAAATCATCACGGACGGCCTCAATACCGAGAGCGAAGTGTGGCAGTGCCGCACGCCCCCCATGGCCGGCTCAGACACCTGGGGCTTAGAGGCGTTCTTCCTTCGCAAGCGTGGGACCTCCTTCTTGTGGACAGATCCCGATGCCACCAAGACCTTCTACGGGCAGTTCACGGCTGGTCAGCTGAGACTTGGATACACAAACATCAGCACGCTGACCCTAGCGGGCTATACACGTCCAACCAATTACACAGCAAACTTTGCATCAGGCATACTCACATCCGTCAACATCCCGAACTCACAGTCCGTGACGATCACGCTTGGGCTTGCCGCAAAGCAGTACGTCGTCCGTGATGGCTGGGAGATCAGCCACATTGGCCCCGACATTTACGGCGTCAATTTTGAACTGGAACGTGTGTACACATGACCCAGCAACCCCCGAACGCCCAAACCTTCAAGACCCAGCTTTCCGAGGTCGTTGACCTCTTCACGCTGGACATCACGATTTTGTTGCCGCCCGGCAGCACCGATCAGGCGATCTACCGCTTCTGCAACTGGACGCAGGTCGGCGGCGCTGACGTTATCTATCAAGGCGAGACCTACACCGCCCTCCCACTGCAGGCCAGCGGCTTCGAGCTGAACACCAGCGGCCAGTTGGAGCGTCCCAGCATCACCTTCGCCAACGTCGGCCTCGGCATCACAGCCCTAACCAACACCTACGACGACCTCGTTGGCGCCAGCGTTAGCCGGATCCGCACCCTCACCACCTACCTCGACGGCCAACCCGCCGCAGACCCCGACGCCTTCTGGGGCCCTGACTCCTGGGTTGTCGAGCAGAAATCCAGCGAAACCAAGCTTGCGGTCACCTTCCAGCTCGCTGTGCCATTCGACCTCGAGGGACGCAGCCTCCCCGGCCGCCGCCTGCTGCGCGAGCAATGCCAGTGGATCTACCGCAGCGAGATCGGCTGCCACTACTCCGGTAGCAACTACTGGGATGCCAGCGACAACGTCGTAGCCGCCCTGGCCCAAGACGCCTGCGGCAAACGCCTCAGCAGCTGCCAACTGCGCTTTGGCACCACCAGCCGCCTGCCGTTTGGCGGCTTCCCCGGCCTCGTCGATTCCCAGGGCTAATGACACTCAGCAGCTACGCCAGCCCACTAAGCCCCGCGCAACAACAGACCATTCGGGCCTATTCAGAAGCTGCATACCCACAAGAGGCGTGTGGCTTCATCCTCAGCGACGGCAGCGTGGTCGAGTGTGGCAACACCTCCACCGAGCCCGACACCTTCGTCATCAGCGCCGCCGAAACTGCGCAGTACCTCGACGACGCCATCGCCAGCTGGCACAGCCACGCCAACTACGCCCGATTCAGCCCCGCCGACATCCGAGCCTGCAAAACGCTCAACCTGCCCTACGTCGTCTGGGACTGTGGCAGCTCGCAATGCTTCTGGCTTGACCCACGCCAAGACGCCGGTCTCGTGGGCCGCCCCTGGAACTACGGCATCTACGACTGCTACGCAGCTGTGCGCGACTGGTACTACCAGCAGCAGGGCCTAGTGATGGGCGACTACCCACGCGAGTACGAAGGTGAGTGGTGCCAACGCGGATTCACACATTTCGAGGACAACTTCGCCGCCGAAGGCTTCACCCGGATCCCACCAACGGAAACACTGCAACGCGGAGACGTGATCCTGTTCCGCATTCGCAACGATGTGACCTGCAACCACGTCGCAGTAATGGAAGACCCGGCCGCGAATATGCTGTACCAACACCTTGTGGACCGCTTCTCTGGCCTCAGTGCCTACAGCGGTTATTTCCGCGAGAATACCTACATGGTGGTACGGAGGAGCGCCTGATGGTCACGATCCGCCTATTGGGTGAAGCAGGCAGGCGCTTCGGCCGACGCT